GCGATCCAGAGCGCGGGCGCGCTGGTCGTAGACGGGATGGGGCGCCCGTTGTTGGTGAAGTAGCACTCCGTCACCACCATGTTGCTGTTGGCAGTCATAGCCAACGCGATGAAAGTGTGGTTCTGGAAACTGCAGTTGGAGAACGTGACGTTTTGCACCTTGGCGATAGCCACAAGCTCCGCTGTGCGCGTGGAGTTGTTGTTGCCGTCAAACGTCAGCCCGTAGAACTCCAAGTCGGTGTCGTAGTAGACGTCAACAGTACCCGTGATGATGTCGTTGCGGATCGCGGTCGTGCCTGCTCCGAACCCGGAGGTCAGCTTGATGATCGACTTGTTCATCCCCTCGCCGATCAACGTCGTCTTGGTCTTGACAAGCAGCGTCGTGGAGATGCGGTAGGTGCCAGCGGGGAAGTAGACGCTGCGCCCGGTGCCGGCGTTCAGCGCGTTCTGGACCGCCGTGGTGTCGTCGGTAGACCCGTCGCCCGTGGCGCCAAAGTCCTTGACCGACAGCGACTGGCGCAGGCGCGCTTGGACCGTGGTGGCCACCGCGCCCGTGCCGGTCTGAACGTACCCGACAAGGCTGGAGCCATTGGACGCGGCCAGTGTGGTCAGCGCCGAAATGACGTCGATGTTGTCCACCGTCCAGATCTCAACGTCAGTGGCTGAGGTCAGCTTGAGCTTGTACGAAGCATTACCCAGCCACACAGACGCCTCGCCTCGGCTGTCAAGAATGACGGGATTGGTGTTGGCCACCAGGCCACTGGCCGAGGTGTACGTCAGCAGCGGCGTGGTCGTGCCGGCTGCATAGGAGTACAGCTTCCCGCCAGACAAAGGCACGCCGTTGGCGTCAAAGAACTGAAGTTTGGGTGCGGGCGAGAGAATGGCCATAAAAGTCCTTACAAAGCCGCGAGGGCAAACGTCAGCAATTGATCATAGCGCAGACCCAACCGAGAAGTCACAGTGCCATCGGCCAACTCAATGTCATCGCTACAGAACAATCCGTACTTGTTTGCGTCAAGACCTTCTGCGGCAAATGCAGCGTAGACATCCTGCGCCATGACGCCGACGTGCGTGCGCGCCGCGTCGCCTTTTAGGTCGACGGCGGAGTTCCACTTGAAAGTACGCACCAACGATTTGACGCGCTGCGCTACACGCCGCTCTGCGTCGGTCAGTTCTTGAATCTGCTGCTTTTCGGTGGCGTCAGACGTATTGATCGTACCTACGGCTGCGTAGACAGTGCCCCAGCGTTGGCCACTAGTGCCCAGATCGTAGGTGTTGTCAAGGAACGGACGAAAGCCCGTGGCTTGTGTGACCGTGATAGAGGTGGTGCCGATGGCGGTGATTACGCCATTTGACCCAGTAAGAACCGCATAGTCGGTGTCTTGATAGAACTTTGTGGTTGTGTTGTCTGCGTAAAAAACGCTGCCGTACACGCCAGTCCAATAGTAACTTGAAGTCCCAAGAGAATAAGACGCAGACACATTTGGTCGCAGCCCGACGTTGTTGACTTCGGTAATAACTGTAGAGTTATACGCAGTCCGAACTCCGTTAGATCCATTTACAAGAGCATATCCAGAACTTTCTTTGTACTGCGCCTGTTGAGAATCCCCAGCCAAAAATTCTTGTGCGTAGGCAGAATTCCAACGTTGGCTACTTGTGCCTAAATTATAAGAGTAGCTGGCATTTGGCCGAAAACCTGATGCTTGTGTGACTGTAACGACAGACCCACCAATGCCGGTAGTGACGCCGTTGTCGCCATCAACAACCGCAAAACCCGAGTCTTCTTTGAAACGGGCTTGTTGTCCGGCACCAGCAAGAAATTCGGTGGAGTACGTGGACGCCCAGCGCTGGCCGCTAGTGCCCAAGTTGTAAGTGTTGCTGGCAAACGGGCGGAAGCCCGTAGCTTGCGTGACCGTTACTGCCGTGGTGCCAATACCTGTGATTGCACCGTTCGTCCCTAGAAGCGTGACAAACCCGCTGTCTTCGGCCAGCGTGCCGTTGCGCACCCCCGTCGTTGCGCTTACGGTGTTCAGCCGGGTGACGAATGCGTTTTCCGAGTTCTGGTACGCCAACGTGCCAAAGATGACAGGCGGCTGCGTGCCGATCTCAGCGATGTTTGCAACTGCAGCTATTTCTGCGGTGTAATCAACCGGCGACGGAACTAACTGCAAATCTTCCAACGTGGCGGCGCTTTGGCCGCTGCCCGTCAGCGTGAACAGGTTCAGCAAGAACCGATACCACTCACGCGAGATCAAGCCCGTGCGCTCATCAGTAAACGGCACACGCGGCGGCGTGATATTGGTGATGTTCGGCGGGCTGGTCATGCGTTGGTGCCGCTGATGTTCAACTCAGCGCCCATGATGGCGATCTTGACCGGATCTGTGCCGCTGATCTCGTACACCCGGTCGCGCAGCTTCAGCGTCATGCCTAGCCGGCGCCAGAACGCGCGGTGGCCGTACTCTCCGACGCGTCCGATTGACGTCCAGTGTTCGTTTGACCAAGTGTGCCCGCCGTCATCACTCCAACGCAACATAACCTTGGGAGATGTCGTCAGCACCGCCGACGAAGTGACTGTCAACGGCACGCCGTCTTCAGTGGTGATGACAGCCCCGTCCTCGGCCAGCAAGAACCCGAGAACCGTCTCAACAATCTCCGGGGGATCGTAGACGTTGAGCCCCACGCCCGTCTCGCAGTCAAGCTGAAGCGTGTGGTGCGCTGTGCGTTTCAGATCGTTCTTGCCCGTGGGCAGCGCCCGCCACGACCGCAGCCATTTTTGCGCCGTGCCGTTGTCGGCGTACACATCCAAGTCCAGCGCGTAGATGTTGCCGTTTTCGTAGTCGCCCACAACGATCTCGTTGGCAAACGACATCTGGTAGTTGCCGCGGTGGCGTGTGAACACGCCGTTCGACGTGTCCCAGCCGGCACGCTCATGCCAGGCGCTGGTGGACACGTCATAGACCCAAGTGGTGTTGGCTGTGGGGAAGTTCAGCACATAGAAGGCGTGGCCGTCTTGCTGGTAGGTGTACCCCACCGCGTCAGCCAAGTTGCCGTACTGCTGAATCTGCCACTCCACCGCGTGCGTGCTGATGCGTTGGCCCGTGTAGCCATTCGCACGGTAGACGATGCCGCGCCCGCGGGCGTCCGAGCCCAGCCAGAACAACCCATTGTCCAGTCTGGCCACAGAGAACGCCGCAGCGCAACCGATCTCGTTGAACGCACCCTGAATCCGCGTCAGGGGAAAATCGACAGCGCCGCTGTCGTACCAAACCTCAACCGAGTTGGTGCCGAAGAGCCAGGCTTCACGGTGGTCGATGATCAGGCTCACCAAGCCGTCTGGCGAGCCCTCTGCGCTCGCAAAGTCCAGCGGATCTACCGAGGTGCCATCCAGCAGGCTTGTGACCCATACGCGCTGGCTGGTAGGCTCGTTGAAGACGAAGTACCCATCAAGGTAGCCGACCGTCACCGCGCCGGGAAAGTCCGGGTCTGTGATCTGCGCGAATTGACCCGAGCCGGAGTAGATGTAGCTGGGGCCGTTGCAGGCGATGAACAACTGCGTGCCGTTGTCGGCCATGCTGACCGGGCCGGTGCCCGTCAGCGTGCCGATTGTGGTCACCTGCCAACTGGAATCGACGCGGTACAGCGTGTTGCCGCTGGCCACATATCCGTAACCGCCGAAGGCCCACAGACCTCGAACAGGCCCGCTGCCGACAGACGCCAGCAGCCGCAGCCCCGGCGCGCGTTGCAAGAACGCCGGCTCCTTGCCTGCCTCCGGTACGATCTCCGGAAACAGATTGATCATGCGGTTGTCCGCAGCATTGACGCTGCGGGCAACATACGCTGATCCGAGAATAGGCGTTTTCATGCCGTGCTTACTTCAGCCGCGCGGGCTTCAACTTCCATCGGATTGTTCCGATAGCCGTAGCGAATTGTGTACCAGATGTAGCGCAAATAAAACCGCCGCGCGCCGAGCATCTGGTACTGAAGCCAGTGCCGCTGCTCATGCCTGACAAGCGCCGTCTCGTTAATGCGCTCGGCTAGGATGAAGATGCCCAGCGGTGGCAGCGTGATGCCGCCATAGCCGAAGGTTCGCAAGAACCAGCGGATGACGTGCTTTGCTGGCTTGGGCTCAATAGTTGCCAGCATAGATGTTGAACCGCTGGCGAGTGGCCACCAGCGAGTACGGCAGGCTCATGATGTCGTCAGGGTTGTTGATGCGCTTCAGATTGCGCTTGGACGTCATGGCGATTCGCACCACCTGCGGCGAAGGCTCTACACCAAACTCAGGCGCGATCTCCATGGCCAAGTTGTAGGTGAATGCTCGCAGATAGCCTGGCGGGAACGACAATATTGTGGCAAGCGTAGCCGGCTGCGTCAGTTCTTGGACCGAGATGAAGTGCCACTCCAGCAGCCGCGTGGGCACTGGAT